GCACCATATCTTGGAATGAGAACTCCACCTCAAGTAGGTAATTATTGGAAGTGGTCAAAACCCGGAGATCCAGATTTTACAACAGTACGCCATTTACCTATACGTTTTGTGGGGCCGAAATAGGATCGACTGATGCTGGAGTCTTCGAAGAGTAAATGCAAATGATAACATTGCACCTACAGGTTACGCCCTAGCGGCATAATGCTGATGAGCCCGAAGGAGCTTGGAAACAGAATCCTTCAACTTATTTTTATAGGAGAAATCATGCCACCACGTAATCATAGTAACTGGACTAAAACACCTAAAGTAGAATACATTAGTAGCGAATGTTACAATAATTTCGAAGTGTTTCAACAAGAGCAAGAGCACATTTTCTCAAAGGTGTGGGTACCTATGTGTCATAAGTCTGAGCTTCCAGAAGCAGGTAACTTTAGAACAACTCAGATTGCTGGTCAAAACGTTATAGCAATTAATAATGGCGACACTATTAAGACATACTTAAATCCTGGAAAGTTTAGTACTCCAGCTGGATCTATGACACGAGTTCAATTCTTAATGGATGACTATACTCCTTTGCATACTGAAGTCAAACACGGTGGAATGGTATGGACAACATTGAATTCTAATCCTACACAAAGTGTAGATGAATGGACTGCTGGTGCATTTGATTGTATTGCCGATGCCATTGATACCGAAGAGATGGAAGTATTCCATTACCATAAAGCTGTTATAGATACTAACTATAAACTATGGCATGATACTAATAGTGAATTCTATCACGACTTTATGCATTACTTTAATCGTGTGTCAGGATTTAACGATGAGTATTTCGCTAGAAAGAATATTCCTTTTGATAATGGTCATGTTAACGTCAGCAGCTTTACTGTTAACTATGAAGAGTATGACGGATTTGAAGATAGGGGGGAGTTATCTTTTCCCAATCTGCCGCCCAACCAGTGGTACATGGTTGACTTATTCCCCGGCTATAACTTTAACTTACGTGGTAGTGCCTACCGTAGCGACAGCGTAACACCACTAGGACCAAACAAAGTACTGATTGAGTTCCGTGGATATGGCTTAAAGAAAGATACTCCAGAAGAACGACAGACACGTATTAAGCATCACAACTCTATATGGGGGCCATTCGGTAGGAACTTACACGAAGACCTTATAGGCGTAGCTGGTCAGGGTACAACAATGCGTGAAGGTACAGAACCTCGTAACATCCTACACGGGAGACACGAGAATGGTACAATACATGATGAAGTAGGGATGAGACACTACTATGCAGAGTGGAGTAAGTGGATGGGTGTTGAAGCAAGCAGCCCAACAAGTTTGGCAGCGTAGCATGGAAGAAAAAGAAAACAAGAAACCCCTATCTATAGGCATAAACGAAAATAGCTTTGAACTTGTACTAAGAATATTAGGCAACGAGTTTATTGCAATTCGTATAGGGTCAACAAACTTTAGCGGTAAACTAATAGCTGGTAGCATTCTTCTACTGTTCTTTACCTTTATGCTGCTAGAAGTATTCGGACTATCTAGGATGCTAGGCATTGAGTAATGATTGTATTTGTATTATACGTGTACTTAGGTGCAAATATAATAGACAGAACACAAATATTTGTAGACATGGACAGATGCCTATACTTTGCTGAAAGATTGTCCCGACAACAATCTGTTCCAGCGGGTGGTGGTAAAAGAAAAAAGATAACTGCAGTATGTAGACCCCAACCCAAGTAGGAACCAACCAACAATGATTGCAGAAACACTCGCAGGTATAGCACTTGTGAAGAGTGCCGTAGATGGCATTAAAGGTGCTATTACCACCGCTAACGATATAAGTGACATAGCTGGACATATAGATAATCTATTTGCTGGCGAAAAACAAATACAGCAGGAACGTGCTAAAAAAGCTGGTGTAGGTATAACAGACCAGTTTGGCGTAAGTAATGTAGCACGTGATGTTATTGATGCTAAGATAGCAGCAGAGAAGCTGCAAGAAGTAGCCACTATGGTAGACATGAGATTTGGTCATGGCACATGGAAAGGCATCTTAGCTGAGAGGCAGAAGCGTATACAAGAAGCTAGAGAAGCTGCACTTAAAGCTAGGCGGGAAGCTATACGAAGACAGAATGAAATAATAGAAAACATAAAAATTGCAGTACTAATAGTAGGCATTGCTGTGGTGGCTATAGGTTTCTTTGTATTTGCTATAACTGCATCAGCAATGGCATATTCATTATTTACTTGACAAACATAAACGTAAGTGGTATAACTGTACTATGAAAAAACCTCAACAGAGTTTAGCTAATTGGTCTAAGCAAGACTGGAGAACCAAGAGTGGCAAACCCTCCAAGCAAACCGGGGAGCGTTATCTTCCGGCATCAGCTATTAAAGCCCTCTCATCTTCGGAGTATGCGGCCACCACCGCTGCTAAAAGAAAAGGAACTGCTGCTGGTAAGCAATTCGTCAAGCAGCCTAAAGCGATATCAAAGAAAACCGCGAAGTTCAGACGGGGAGCCTAATGCTTAATTTACTTATTGGACCTATTGCAGAAATTGCTGGCACATGGATGTCAGGCAAAGTAGAACAGACAAAAGCTAATGCACAGACTAAGGTAGCTAAAGCGCAAGCTGAAGCTGTAGTCATGCAGAAGAAAGCTACTGGCGAAATTGATTGGGACTTGGAGATGGCTAAAGGGTCATCTAACTCGTGGAAAGATGAGTGGCTGACTATCTTGTTTAGTATCCCACTTATCCTAGCATTTGTACCCGGCATGGAAGATGTAGTAGCAAATGGATTTGCAAGACTCAACGAGATGCCTGAATGGTATCAGTACTCACTTGGAGTTATCGTTGCGGCTTCTTTTGGAGTTCGTAGTGCAACAAAATTCTTTGGTAAAAAATAATGGCAGCACAGAAGATACTAGAGTGGAAACTGATTCCACGGCTGATGATGCTAATGATGTCAATATCCGCATGGAGAGTAGTGGAGTGGTTTATGACACTGCAAGACCCGACAAGTCAACAAGCGGCACTGGTGAGTGTAGTCACGGGGGCCATGACAGGTGCATTTGCGGTATGGATGAATCACGAGGGTAAAGAGAATGAAGTACAATCGACAAGACCTGATAGACAAGCTAGTAGTAAGCGAGGGTCTAAGGCTACAGGTGTATAAGGATACATTAGGGATTGATACTATAGGTATCGGCAGGAACCTAGAAGACCGTGGTATAACTAAAGAAGAACTAGATTGGATGGATATACCCAATATAGATGTAGTCTATGAAATGGGTATCACAGAAGCCGATGCGGTCTACCTAGCAGAGAATGACGTACAGATAGTCGAAGAGGAACTGGTACGTGCGCACCCTTGCGTGGACAGTCTGGACGCTGTACGTCAGCTTATTGTCATAGACATGGCGTTTAACATGGGTGTACCTAGATTGAATAAGTTTAAAATGATGTGGGCAGCTATCCATGATGAGGACTACCCAACTGCAGCAAAAGAAATGTTAGACAGTAGGTGGGCTAGACAAGTAAAAGGACGGGCCACCAAATTAGCTAACGCAATGCACAACGGAGAATTTTAAATGGCTGGTGCTAAAACATACAAATCTACGTATAAAGGTGAAGGTGGTTTATTTCGTCCTGCAGGTACTTCAGGCCAAACATACAAGGGTAAGAAAAAGAAAGAGACAAAATTTCTTGACCCGTATAGAATAGTAAATTTTATTAAGAAGGCATTAGATTAATGGCACGACAACTCACTGACAAACAACAGACACTACTCAACGTACTCTTTGAAGAAGCTGGCGGTGATTTGGTGCAAGCAAAGAAACTGGCAGGATATGCTGACACTTCTAGTACTTCAGAAATTGTTAAAGGTCTTAAAGAAGAGATACTTGAGGCTACTCAAATGTACATGGCACGTAATGCGCCGAAAGCAGCGATGGCTATGGTAGGTGGGTTGCATGACCCAACTGAACTAGGTATACGTGATAAGATGGCTGCAGCTAAAGAATTGCTTGACCGCACAGGTTTGGTTAAGACTGAGAAGATGCAGGTAGAAGCATCAGGGGGTGTCATGCTTATGCCACCTAAAGCTGTAGTGGAAGACGATGACTAGAAGCATAGGCAAGTGGAAGCTACCACAGCCAACAGATATTAAAGAACAGAACGAGTGGGTAGCTATACCACGTATTGCACGTACAGTACCATTCGGATATAAACAGGATGAAGCAGACCCCGACCTTCTGCAACCTATACAGATTGAATTAGATTTACTTGAGAAGGCACGTAGCCACGTAAATCAATACAGTTATCGTGAAGTAGCAAACTGGCTCAGTGCGCAGACAGGCCGCTACATATCCCATGTAGGGTTAAGGAAAAGGTTAGCTAATGAGCGAAGACGTAAGAACCAAGCTACGAGCATCCGCAAGTGGGCAGAATATGCGGAAAAGGCAATCGCCAAAGCGAAAGCCCTTGAAGAAGAAAGAACAGGTTCAAGAGCCAACGGTTGAGATACAACCGATAGAGTATGAAACACAGGCTATAGAAGAGACAGCTAATGTACTCTTTAAACCTAATCCCGGCCCACAGACAGACTTTTTAGCTGCAGCGGAACGAGAGGTGTTATATGGTGGAAGTGCTGGCGGGGGTAAGTCCTATGCTATGCTCTCTGACCCACTACGCTACATGGGGCATCCCGCATTTAGTGGGTTGCTTTTGCGACATACAACGGAAGAGTTAAGAGAACTCGTATTCAAGTCGCAGGAGTTATACCCAAAAATCTGGCCCGGTATTAAGTGGTCAGAAAGAAAGATGCAGTGGACTGCGCCATCTGGTGCAAGGTTGTGGATGTCTTACCTCGACAGAGATGATGATGTCTTGCGTTATCAGGGTCTAGCGTTTAGCTGGATAGGGTTTGACGAGTTAACACAATGGGCCACACCATACGCATGGAATTATATGCGGTCTCGTCTAAGGTCCACTGCAGCAGATTTGCCAATTTATATGAGGGCTACGACCAACCCCGGCGGCAGAGGTCATCATTGGGTTAAGAAGATGTTCATTGACCCTGCGCCTTACAACAGAGCCTACGATGCAACCGATATTGAAACAGGAGAAGTTCTTAGATACCCAGCAGGACACGCAAAGGCTGGAAGACCTTTATACAAAAGAAGATTTATACCCGCAAGACTTTCTGATAATCCATACCTTGCGGAGTCAGGTGACTACGAAGCAATGCTACTCTCAATGCCAGAGCAGCAAAGAAGACAACTCCTTGACGGAGACTGGGATATTAAAGAAGGTGCGGCTTTTACAGAGTTTGACCGCAACATTCACGTTGTTGAGCCTTTTGATATTCCTCATAACTGGGTTAAGTTTAGGGCTTGCGATTACGGTTACGGCAGCAAGTCTGGCGTTGTCTGGTTTGCTGTTGCACCTAATGAACAACTTGTGGTATATAGAGAACTCTACGTATCTAAAGTCCTTGCCACAGATTTGGCAGATATGATACTGGATGTAGAGGCTGGTGATGGAAATATTAAGTATGGTGTTTTGGACAGTTCTCTTTGGCACAAGCGTGGTGACACTGGCCCTTCTCTTGCTGAACAAATGATTATGAAAGGCTGTCGTTGGAGACCCTCTGACAGAAGCCGTGGTAGTCGTATATCAGGCAAGAACGAAATACATAGGCGTTTACAGGTAGACGAATTTACAGAGGAGCCAAGACTTGTTTTCTTTAATTCTTGCACAAATA